TTGGCGCGCTTCTTCATCAGCGCCTTCGCCATCGTCAATCTCTGGGAACTCCAATCCGGCAGCCTTGTAAACTGCTTTCAATTCTGATACTGGGCGCTCCAGCATCCGATATTCCATGGGGGTTTGCGTCATAGAAACATCTACGATGCACCACTGTTCTAGCCACCCATCTTTCGCAACCTTTCGATGCCCAGAAAGACATCCCGTACTCGTGTGCAGGCTGCCTTCCGCAATCATGGCCGCGATGGCCGCGCGGTACTCATTGCCTTTCTTCATCTCGGCTTCGTACCACAAGCCCACGTCGTCAACTAGCATGATGTCTACTAGGCCCACGACGCTGGCCTTCATTGTCTCATCCGCCCCGTGGTGGTAAAACAGTGGCAACTTGCCCACGGCATCGTATACATTCAGCATCTCGCCAGTTTTGTCCGTGAAGTATTCCTTAACCAAATCCCTGCGGTCTGGCCCACCCCAAAGAGCAGCGTAAGCACCGAGGCGGTGTTGGCCTAATGCCTTGATCGCCAATCCAACAGGGGCGCCGCAGTTGCCCTTGGGGATTACGGTCTTGGTTTGAGCCTTCACTACATCAGCGCTGCTACTCGGCGCGCCCTTTGCCGCAACAGTTGGTTCAATCGCTTCACCGCCTATATGCTCACCAACGCTAGGCGCGTCGGGAATAGCCTTCGTTACTTCTACCCATTCGCGTTCGACTTCTGGGCGTTCCACTTCAACCCACTCGTCTTCATCAGCGAATGTCATTCCCCCACCAGCCTGGGTAAAGGGGACCTTGAAGTTCTTCGTTCTTTCCACGATTACGTGCTCGTCCCACACTTCTCTTACCCATACACCTTCTGCCCCAGACCAATACGCTTCCTCCTCGCCGCTCACTGTGTAGAACTGCTGCCGGATCCGCGAGGTCAGCTCGTCCAGGTTTTCAGCCTTGTTCAAATCAATTATTTCTTCACTCATATCTTTACCTTCCTTATTGTCCAGCCAGAAAAGTCTTTGTACAAAGAGAAAGCGCCCATGCATCGTGGACACGTTGGTCCAAACACATGGGCGCAAGGGGCGCAGCTTATTCGTATTATGTGACCATTTCGCGAATAGTCGGTTTCTTATTCTTATAGATGCATGTTACACAACGCCGCCAACCGTGACAACGCACGTTCGTCCATTAACCCAAAGTCTATAGCTAGGCGCACCAGATGAGCCAAGCCCAAGATATTCGTATGCTTTTGGCCGTGATGCCTTGACGTGATGCTGATGCGTCCCCCAGGCAGCAAATAACCGCAGGGAAGAACACACCCTGAAGCGTGCGCACACGTCAACGGGATTCTTTCTTCGTTAGCCATGATAGCGTGGCGGGCGCCGCGGGCGTAGCGAGAGTAAAATGGCAATAATTATCGCTATGACCAACAGCGCCCGCTCCCACATGCTAAAGCGTGAAAGCCCGGCTACCCATGACCGCCCGTTGGGCAACGGCCATATCGACCGCGTCTAGCGTTTCGACGAAGCGTCCCCATTGCTCCCAACAAAGGGCCAGGTACTTATCCTTGTTGATGAAGAAGCGCAGGAATCTAATTTCAGACAAGTAGTTATCCCAAAACGGCCCGGCAATGGCCCACACGTCCTCTTGGCTAACTTCCTGTAGGGCATCTTCAACAAACTCCATGACGAGTTCTCGCACCCACACCCAGACGTCCGCGAGTAGGCCATCTTTGTGCTTCTTCGCGAGATATATGGCCAGCCCGGCTAGGACGACTACTACCTGCCAAATCTCACCGAGGTTCTCAATGATCCAATTCCACCATGCCATGCTCTTTCTCCTTTACTTTAGCAAATTCTATGCTATTCTGTTCCGCCTTGTGTCTGTACTGCGTCAAGCAGTATCCACCCCTTATGGTGGGGCAGCTTGCCGTTCTTTACGCTGCCCATGTGGCCGTTGTGAAGCCCGCGCCCTTGACACATGCGCTTGAGGTTCACGCCAGCGGGGATAATCTCGCCGGTATCCCTGTGGATGAACGCGGGGTATGGCTTAGCCATAGCCGCGCCTATTTTGAGCCTTGTCCCCTTCGTGAGATGTTTCCCCCAGTTGTGGTTAAGCTCGCCTGTCAGGGATGCGCCTATCTTCTGTTTGTGGCCTTCAGTAAGGATATGGCCTAGACAGTTTTGGTTGCCCATCTTACGCTCGCTCTGCTGGCGCTTAAATTCGCCAGTGTGCTTGTACCCCTTGCCGTTTTGATTGCCTAGGCCATATTGATTGCCCAGTAGAGATATGCTTATCTTTTGTTTGCTTTCCTCTGTGTGATTACGCCCTAACCAGTGTTGGTTGCCCATCTGTGAAGCACTCATTTTGAGCCTTGACTTTTCTGTATGCTTACGCCCCGCCATTGACGATTTGGCATTTTGTGCAGTATTGTAGCTTTTTCCCTCAGCAATGCGCCTGTCAATCCACTTTTGTTCTACTGCAACAAGCAAAGCAGGGTCTTCTACTACTTCCAGAATATGGAACTCAAATATATCCTCGCCGTCCTTGTCCCAGGCCGCTTGGAAGTCTACGCAATGGTGTCTCCCATTACGGAGCGTATAAAGATGCTGCTTCTGCCGTTGCTCAATGTTCCCCGAGCTTCCAGTATATGCATACCCGTCCAGCCCGTTCTCAAACTCGTAAACACCCTGTATCATGCCACAATATACGTTACGAAAACGCATTGTGTGCCTCGGAAAATATAGCTTTTACGCTATTGGTATCTTTGGCCCCTTGCAGTTTTGCGAGTATGTCTACAACTACCATCTCTGGTATCAGTGCCGCCACGAATTCTCTCTCATTAGGCAGCTTACCCCTCTCCATTTCCCCGAGGGCTACTTTGCGCCACCTCTTCAACTCGCCCCGTACAGCTACACGAAGTGCTTTGTCTTCCTATAAGACATCACCCTGATCCTCCGGTTCTTCGGGCACATCATCGCCCCCTCCCCCAGCAAGACGATTCGTCAGCCTCTCCGGCGCTTCAGAACCCGTCAGCGTGCCAACTCTTTGTCTCAATACCTCAACGCCACCAGGGGCAGCCAAGTGCTTCAGCAAGCGGACGGGTATTTTGCAGACCTCGTAGCCTATGGGTTTTAAATCCAATACCGCGCGGTTCTCGTCTATCGTCCTGTCCTGGGAATATTGCGCGTATTCTTGCACGCTTATTGCCCTATCAGTGGGAATGACGTTCGGCGACTTGGCCAGGAAATCATCACCGTAGAATTGCCGCATTACCAGCGTCCACTGGGCAGCAAAGCTGTCTAGTATGGGTTGCGTAGTGTTCTGGGCAAAACTTGCCAATACAGCATACAGATTCTCGCTGGCTACTTCGCCCGTTACTAAGCCGTTTGGTATGCCAAAAATCTGGTAAATCTGTCCACGGTTGAATTCGCGACTGAGCCGCAGTTGCATCTCCTCCATTGACTGTTGGATAATTTCAACAGAGAGGTCTCCACCACGAACGATGGCCGATGCGCGACCTTGCCCAAATTGCTCGTGGATTGCCTCTTTAGCCTCAACAAAATCAGTATCAGAGATTTCAGGTGGCAACGACAAAATAGCGGTCGGTACAGCGTTGTCTTCGCCATAGAACTGCTGTTCCCAATCTGCCTGGGCCAAGTCTGTTCTAATAGGCGAAAGCGCTGCTGTCAGGCTGCTGAGTCCCTCCCAATAGCTCCAGAAATTCGGGAAGCGCAGACAGAATACGTTCTCGCCAGGCAACTGGTGCTTCTGCCCGTCAATGGTAATGACGTAATCAATGATAATGCGCCCTGTTATCCGCGACCTGTGCAACGTTTTGGGCAATGGAGACACTTTGTTCGATGGCAGGGGCCAAAGTTCCACCGGCTCGCCACGGCCTATCTTGGGCGTTGAGATAAAAATGTGTGCGTTCCCACGTAGAAGATACCAGCCCAAAGTATATCGCGCGATATAGTCGTAGCTGAACATATCGTTCGGCATACGAAGCAGTTTGTCGAACGCGTGGTTTGGCGTCGCAACAACTTCCCCGTCTGCCTCCTGTTTGGCCGCAAATGGCCGCGAGTCCTGGCGAGCTACCGCACTTCCAATGACACGTAACGCAGTCCAAACCGCGTATGATGTAATCGCAATAAGTTCAGCGTCAGACGAATCCACGGTTTGCCCGGCCCGCGACTCGGCCAGCTTCCCCATCAGGTTCATAATTACGCGCTGAGAACTGGTATTGCCGTGCAACGGCGCCCGCGCGTATGCCCACGCGGAAGACCAATAGTGTAACCACCGCCCTAATGTGTTGGGAGGCCCTGTCATGTTTTTCTCATAGTCTCAATGCTCTTCTTCTGACTCTAAGTAATCAGACTTTAGCATTTCCTATATTGTTCGTTGAAGTTCAATGTCGCGTTGCACTTCTCGCAGATATAATTCCCAACAGTTGTTGCCCCGCAATGCCAACATTCCCGTGTAAGATTCTGCAACTCTTTCTCTGGCAAACGGTTGCCACCACAGAACTTGCAGGTGTGGCTATTCCAATCGCATAGAGCGCCGCACCAAGGACACAAACGCGCCTTGGGCTGGCTTACAAAGCCCACGTCGCCCAACATTGCACCCCAATCAGGCACGCGTTCCTCATTCGTGGTGAAGCAGAAACCTGGCCCTAGCAGCAACGTAACCTTTATTGCAGGCCATGTCTCGCTGTTAAGGGTGCGGTCAATGCCCACTAACCATCCAGTCCACTTAGCGCGCTCTACAGCCTTGTCCAACAAATCTGTTCCACCGCCACATTGCGGGCAAGTCAAAACGCCTGTTGTATAGGTCGTGCCACAATAACGACAAACATGCCCCCATCCAATGTCGCGGTAGCCAATATGCGAACCGCATTCTAGGTGGTTCATCGTTGCCGCGCTGTAGCCAAGTTCCAGTTCCATGTGCGCGGTTACGCCCGTAGAAACTAGGGCAAACGAGCCGTCAAATGTTGGCATTCTTACCGTATCGTTTTCAACGCTTAGGTTGGCCGCATATATGTGGCTCCCCAAGAACTTGCCACCAACGGGCAAAAAGTGGCGCATCTGTGTTGTCGCCATGAAAAACTCCTGTTAATCTATATCTCTGGCATGCAGTAACGCATTTCGGGCTTGGTGGGAATCGCGGCGGCTAAACCAGCGTAATATTGCAATAGGGCGCCGCGCCTTGCAAGCTTAATTATGCTTATCTTCTGCTTGGTTGCGTCACTGTGCTTATGGCCCAGGTGGTATTGGTTTCCCCTTTTGGCATCGCTCATCTTTTGCTTGGCCGCGAGGGTGTGGTGTTTCCCCCACATGGGATGAAGAGGGCCCTTAACGGCATCGCCTATTTTGCGTTTGTGGTCTTCGGTGAGCTTCTTGCCTAAGTGGGCCTCGCGGTTTTTGCGGTTGGCTTCTTCAGTGTGGTGTTTCCCCCACATGGGGTTGCCCTCACCCGTATTGTTATCGCTCATCTTCTGCCTAGACTCTGGGGTATGCTTATAGCCCCGGGTGTTCTGGTTGCCCATCATGCGTTCGCTTTGCTTGCGGCAAAACTCCTCAGTATGCTTGTAGCCCAGGCAATATTGATTGCCTGTCGAGGCCTCGCCTATTTTTCTCTTGTGGTCTTCTGTAAGGGTGCGCCCCCGCATCGGCGCGCCGGCGAAAGGTGCAACGTTATAGCAATTTCCCCAAAATGCATCCAAATACTCCTGCTCTATCTCTGTGAGCAGGCTGGTGTCTTCAATTACTTCCAGGACACAGAACTCAAACGCGCCTTCACCATACTTGTTCCAGGCGCGCTGGAGATGAATGCAGTGATGCTTCCCATGGCCAAGTGCGCGGCGGTGCTCCCCCCAACGCTTCTCAATATTTATTGAACCTCCTCTATACGCTTTCCCGCTCTGGCGATGCGTAATCTTGTAAATGCCCTGAGTCATATTTTCTCCAAAAGCGGACAGCTAGAAAAAGTCAATGAGGACTTTGCGTGCCGGTGCGAAGGTCAGCATCAGTGCCTCAAACCGATCAGGCGAGCGCTTGAGCTTCTCCCGCAACACCCGCTTTTTTGTTACCTGGAGTCCGAAATCTGTGTTGTCATACCGCGGTGCCAAAAGTTCCTCCAACAAGAGCTCGTCGGGCGGCAGCATCGCGCCCTTGTCCGTAGCGAGCCACTCTGCCACCTCGAAATAAAGCTGATCCCGTAATCGCCGGAACTTGAGCCGCGCCTCGTTTTGCGTCGGGGTTTTCGTCGGCTTCTCGCTGACCTTCACGCCCTGAGCGCGCGCTCCTTCTTTCCGCATAGCAGGTGCGACGCCTGCACCAATCCCAATCGCGTCTACGTAGGCTACTTGTGCCCCGACGTCCTTGTAAATCTGGGTAGCCCTTAGAGCGCTCTCTCCTGTATCGACGCCCCTCCACGACAAGAGTCGCGCCACCCATCCGCCATAACGCTTGCACAAGACTGTAGCGTCGGGGCCTTGCTCCCCAATGTCTAGCCCAATTATAGGACTCGTCCCCTCTGGTGGCTTCTCACCGTGTACTGCAACGTAAGCATCCCAGCGCGCTCTCGCAGCATCAACATCGGCCTGTGGAATAAGCTGCTGCTCTTCCTGGGACGGATACCTCGCCAATACCATATACGCGAGCTCAGGTATTTTGACCGCCCGCCATCCAGCAGCCAACGGTGCATACGTACCGCCATCGTCTCTCTTGGCAGTTGTACCCACCAAGCAATCGGGCACTTGGAAGCAATTGCTGTCCGGCTCTTCACCTTCTACCAACGGTCGAGACCACTCGTTGATGCGCCTTACGGTCGTTTCGCGAGATACTGCGCCTGGAATGATGTCTCGTCCAGTTACGACGTTGATGTGGTCCAAAGCTGAAATCTTTACGACGTTGGCCTTGCCGTCTCGTATCATTCGATATACCGCGCCCATCTTGGCACGGGGATTGAACATGACGAGCAATCTATCGTGCGACCCGCTCATGCAGCTCTCAATCCCCCGGTAGACCTCGTCAGGGACTGCGTCGCCCTCGTCCACCACAAAGAGCAAGTGGGGACTATGCCGCCCTGAAAACTTGGCCTCTCGTTGTGCCGCTGTGCCGCTCTGGGGTATGGTCACACCTGTGAGAAAAGACGGTTCGGGTTGCGCCGATGTTGCTGTTCGCTCAATGTGCAGGTTCAATATCTTGCTGCCAGAAAAGAGCCAGGGCGACCGGTTGTTCACAGCCCCGATTTCGCCCCAAAGCAGTTGTTTCAAGTTGCGCTCTGGCGGGGCCGCAGTGCTGTAGACTTTGGAATCAGGGAACATGGTAAAGAACCACGCGCAGATGTGTGCTGCCGCAAAGGTCTTTCCTGTCGAATTGCCGCTCATGGCAATGGTTATGCGGTTATCCCTGACAGATTCCATCAGGCGCTTAATATCGTCGGTCAGCACTCCTACACCTAGCGCTTGTAAGCAAAACCCGACAGGATCGTCCACGTATTTGCTGCGCAGGGCGTCTAGGGTTTTCGCCCTGGCAGCCGCGGCGCCGCTTGGTAGAGCCACGCCCTTTTCTTTCGCTATCGCCTCGATCAGCGCGAGGTCGCGCAGCAGGCGGAGTCGATCAGTATCGTCATTCGGCATCATCAACAACAGTAAAGGACATAGACAACTTTGCGATAGTAACCTGGTATTCGGCCTTCAGTTGTTCACTCGTCATGGTCAATAAATGTGCCACATCAGGCAGCCCCGCCGAGTCTCTCTCCATCTGCATGCTGATGTGGACAGCCCGCAACGCAGCGGCCGATGTCTCGAAGCCCTCGAGGCGGATGTGTGCCATCCCCTTTTTTTGAAGTTCAATGAGAGAAGACTTGTGCCTGGTGAGCATCTCTTCCAGATAATCGGCCTCTGCACCCATGAGAGCGCGTCGGACGTGGTCGTCAAAAGCGCGCGAGCGAGCGGGCCAATCAAACGCGGTTTCCCAAAACGCCCAGTCGCGTGGAACCGCGGCACGTCCTTTGTACGCGGCGAGTCGCTCAGGGTTGCGCACCATGAGCATTTGCCTGTACGCCTTTTCACGGCT